GGGGGGAGGTTCACCATTGTTTTGTGCTTCATAGTTTGCCAACAATGCATCTACACGTTGATCGTATTCATCTTTATAGTTATCTATCGATGGTCTAGCCTCTGCAGAAACCTCTGTATTCTCTACGGGTGTTTCTGCTGGGGTTTCTGTTGATAGATTGGCTGGTGTTCCTGTATTTTCCTCTGACATTTTACCTCACTCTGCTTGCAAATAGTTCCTCGTCTGTCATCATAGGGGCTTCACCTTCAGGCATTACTTCTTCAGTAATCTCTGTTTCTGTTTCCATTTCTGCGGGTTCTGCCACTTGACTTAAATAATCTTTAAACTCTTTACTGTCACTCAAACGTTTTATCATTGCAGCCAATCGTGCGATATCTTGATCGCTTGTCAGCTCAGATAACATCATATCGATAGGTAGCTGTGCATCACTAGCTATCTGCATAATAGCCATGACAGCCTGCATAAACTCAGGCGCAAAGGTAGTTTGATCTTCAGTAAAATCAGGAATAGGTGTTTGTTCACCCAACATAGTCAATACTGTATTGACCTCTTTGGTCAAAGCATTTAAAGCTCGAGCAGAAAACTGTCCTTGAGGGGACGCAATCTGCATACCTTGATCTTGGGCTTGATCCATACCAGCACCAATCTCTTGGGCTTGCATCATTAAATCTTGGGGAATAGACATGTTATCTCCTATAAAAGCTGTGCAACTTGTTGTGGTGAGCCTGGGACTCCTTGTTCTATTGTTGCAGTTGGTGAAGGTTGCGCTTGTGGCTGGGCCATTTGTTGTGCTCCTTCAATACTGGGTTCTAAAAAATCTTCTGGTAAATCTAGCTTACGAACAAGCTCTTCTAATAACTTTTGCTGGGGGACCCCCAAACCTTGTAAAGTCTGAATAGCCATAATAAAATCTTGTTTCTTTACTGCTTCGCTTACTGGTGTTGCTCCAGCATCGAGCGCAAAAAAGCTAAAGTCTGCATCAAGATCTGAACTACGGACAACCTCTGTTTTATTATTTAATACAATAACTTCAGGGGTATCCTGCAAAAAGATTTTCATCATAGAGATGTACACCATAGATACATGTTCAATCATAGCATCCCGTTCTCGAGCAAGTCGGCCAATCTCTGAAGACGAATAACTTGCCAAGGCAGTAATCTCTGTAGCAGTAGCACGAGTAGCTTCTCCCCGGGTGAAGGGAGCCATAACGGAACCACGCTGAAAATCATCATTGACTTGTCGTATATATGTTTCCAGTTCTGCTGGCACTGGTGTATGAGGAACAGATTGTATTGAGCCAGCAATCGTTTGGGATGGTGATAGCTCAGCCTCAATGTACTCACCATCTGCACCCATAGCCAGCTTTGCCATATCTTCATCGCTATACACACCCTTCTTCACAATCCATTGTCGTGCAGCTCTGCGTACCATTGTTGACTGGTATGTTCGTACAATGTTTGTCTCTTCCACTTGAGAATACACACGTCTTAATGCACTATACCCACGCATCGGTACATCAGGTTGACGGGAAAAGAACAACGGTACAATAGGTGCAATAGGATTATTGGCCGCATCTGTAAATGGTATCTGATCAAATCGTTCTACCTTATCGATGTCTATCTCTATATCAATACCATCATACAACCATTTCTGCCCATTCTGATAGTCAGGTGACCATACATACATCTTATTATCTTCTAGGTCATAAAACTCTACCACTTGTACATACTCAAAAGGAGAGTCTTCTGTATCTCCACTTTTATTTACTTGTGAAAGATTTACACCCATATAACTATGCAGCCCATCATCCTCATGTTCATAGTCAAGGAAACGTACAAGCTGATGTGCTGAATACTGTTTGTTTCCATACTTTTGTTTAGCTTCGTTAACAGTAATATGATAACGATGGGCTACATACTTTTGCTGTGACCACGATGGTGCATCGGTATCTACAATAACATCCCAGCACGGAACTGCTGATACACCTACACGTTTGAAGGGATCAGGATGTTGTGTAGCATACAGCTTAATAAATGCACACGGATATATTAGGGCCAACCTTGATACATCTTCAACTTGTGTACGAATATGAGATAAAAAAGCATTACCCATTGCCTGAGCTTTATTGGGATCTCCACGACCACGAACGTCACCCTTTACAACTACTGCTGGGTTACGACTATACAACGAAGCTATGTAACCTTCAATGTATTCATAAGCTCTTGTGGTTTCAATTAGTATTTGGTCAGGTGCATAATCACTATCCCAATACCTAGTCATATATGCAGCACGCAACTTACGAAGTTCTTTCTTCTGCTTATCCCAGTACTGCTCATGCCGCCTAAATAATGCTTCTGCTACTTTTGCTTTCATTCTGCCACCTTGTAAGGTAATCGATGTGAACGTATCCTTTTTGCTCGGGTACGACTAATCAATCTATCCATTAAACTTTGTTTAGCCCGGGTAACAACATACTGTGGTATATCGATCGAACATCGATAAGCAAAAGCCAGAGAATCTGATAGGTCATCATGTAAACCTGGGGGAGCTTCAGGTGCCACCTTATATACAGTCATTGACCGCAGCTCCATCAAGGTTGTTATACACAATCGGCTTATCATATTTTGCTGTATCATATCTCTAAGTATCTCGTAGGCTTCTATCTTAGACTTACTAGACGTAATCCAATCCTTACCTTTTTCACTATACCACAGATTTGAATACCCCCAATCACGCAACTTCTGTAACACTACATGTCCATGATTATTACTCTCACACAAAATCATTGCTTCGTTGTATTTCTGTGCAATCATTAAAACCTTTTGCGCAAACTCCACAGGGCTAATCTTATTATACCTATACTGATAAGCTACCTCTCGGG